ATTTTGCGTAATGCAAAGAAAGCTAGATACCAGTAAGGAATAACAGATGGCGACTAAAGCGGTTCTAAAACTAACACAGGTTCATGGTGTGGTGAAAGTGCGTGGCACGGGATCCGCTACCATTGCACTTGCAACTGATCTGAAGAAGTCTTCAGAAACTCAGTCTTCACCAAAGGCAAACATTCGCACACTCCATTGGGCACTGGCAGTAGCCACCACTGCTACTGTTACTCGGAATAGCGTAGTTCTATACTATCTATCAGGGTCAGGCAAAATGGAATTCATGGGTTGGTCGGACAATGAAGAAAACGGATCAGATATTGTTGTAGATTTTTCATCAGGCACTGGATCTGTAGTTCTAGAACTCGCTAAGATTTCTGGATATGGTTCGCAACAACATCAGAACCAAGGAGATCTAGGATAATGAAACTTATTACTGAAGTCGTTGAAGACGTAAACCTTTTAATCGAAGAAACCAATGGCAAGAAAACACACTTCATCGAGGGTGTGTTTCTGCAATCTAATTTGGCAAACCGCAATGGTCGTGTTTATCCAAAAGAGATTATGTCGAAAGAAGTCGAAAGATATAATGAAAGTTATGTCAGATCGAATCGTGCTCTCGGAGAACTCGGTCACCCAGATGGTCCATCGATCAATCTAGATCGTGTTTCACACATGATTGTCTCACTCAAAGAAGACGGTGACAATTATATTGGTAAAGCAAAACTCATGGATACTCCAATGGGCAATATTGCTAAAGGTCTTATCGAGGGTGGCGCTAAACTTGGTGTTTCTTCCCGTGGTATGGGTACATTGAAAGCAAATAAAGAAGGCATTAATGAAGTCCAAGACGACTTCTACCTTGCTACTGCTGCTGACATTGTGGCAGATCCTTCTGCTCCTGACGCATTCGTTCAGGGCATTATGGAAAATAAAGAATGGGTTGTGGTTAATGGTGTCTGGACAGAGCAAGCATGTGACATGTCTAAGAAGTTGATCAAGAAAGCATCCAGAAAAGAATTGGAAGAAGCGAAGTTGAGAGTATTTGAATCTTTCTTAAATCGTGTCTCCCGTAAAACAAAAGTTTTATAAATATTATATAATCTCGAATTCTAGGAGAAGCAAATGAACGTAGAAAACAAAATCAGAGAGTTGCTTAATAAAAAGCAATTATCCGAGGAAAATGCTGGTCCGATGGGCGCAGTAAAGGGTAAGGATACTTCGATCCCAGCAAAAACTGCAGGCGATGCAACGAATCCACGTCAGGGATCGTCGGAAGACGCAACTATTGCAAGCGAACGTGATCAGGAAACTGATAATCCAGGCGCCAAAGAAGCGTCACCAATTGCTGACAACAAGAGCAAGATTTCACAATCAGGCGCAGGTGCTGCTCCAAACTTTACCACTGTTGCTGATCCAACATCGGTTGTAAACCAAGCATCTTCAAGAGGCAATGTTCATCAAGAAGAGTATGACCCAGAAGAAGACGACGAAGAAGAAGTCGAAGAACTCGACGAAATCTCGCAAAGTCTAGCATCAAGAGCTGTTGTTAAGAGAGGCGACAAGGTTTACGGCGATGCGATCGAACGTGGCGATGTTGCAGATCCAAAACAAGAAAAGAAATTTACCTCAGGACTCAACAGAGTCAAGAAAAAGTTCGGTGACGCAGCTGCGAATAAAGTGGAGCGCAAAGTGGACAAAGCAATTGGTTTAGATAGACACTACAAAGAAGAAGTCGAACTAGAAGAAGAAGCAGATTTCGCTGCTGATCTAGCAACTCTGTTTGACGGTAATCAAGATCTTTCAGAAGAATTCCGTGACAAGGCATCATCGCTTTTCGAAGCAATGGTTGTGGCACGTGTAAGCAATGAAGTTTCAATCATTGAAGATACACTCGTTGCAGAAGCTGCTGAGTTGATGGAAGAATATAAGTCGGAACTCGTAGAGAAGGTTGATTCCTATCTCGGTTACGTAGTCGAAAATTGGATCGAAGAAAATCAATTGGCAGTAGAAAACGGTCTCCGTACTGACATTGCTGAAGATTTCATCGAAGGTCTAAAAACACTTTTCGCTGAGCATTATGTTGATGTCCCAGAAGACAAATACGATGTTCTAGGTGAAATGCAATCACAGATTGAAGAAATTTCTTCGAAACTGGATGAAGCAATCGCTGCTAATGTAGAACTACACGATGCTAATCTTCACCTCAACAAGGAAAGTGTTCTTTCTGTAGTTGCTGAAGGTCTTGCAAAAACAGACGCTGAGAAATTCAAGTCGTTGGTCGCTGATGTAGAATTCGAGAATGCAGATATCTTTGAAGAGAAGTTGAATGTCATCAAGGAAAATTATTTCCCCAAGACAAGAACTCTTTCTGAAGAGAAATTTGACGATGGAGTTGACAATGACTTCAGCGAAGGATCAACCGTAAGTCAGTATATCAAGGCACTTGATGTACTTGCTTCTAAAAATTAAATTTATATAAATAAATCTATTGAACACCTAAAGGGGAAAACTAAATGTTTCTTTCAGAGCAACTAACAAAAAAGTGGGAACCAGTTCTCAATCATGACGGACTTGGCCAGATCACAGATAAATACAAGCGTGCGGTTACTGCAGTAGTTCTTGAAAACCAAGAGCGTGCACTTCGCGAAGAGCGCACTGCTCTTTTCGAAACTCCAGCAAACAACATCGCTGGTACTGGTGCTTCCGACATCGATCGCTACGATCCAATCCTAATCTCGCTCGTTCGTCGTGCGCTGCCTAACTTGATGGCATATGACGTTGCTGGCGTGCAACCTATGACTGGTCCAACTGGTCTTATCTTCGCAATGAAGTCAGCTTACACTACCCAAGCGGGTACGGAAGCACTCTTCAACGAAGCAGATACAGACTTCTCTGGTACAGGAACTCATGCTGGTTCAAACCCAGTTGATGGCGCTTACACCACAGGTACTGGTGTTGCAACAGTAGACGCTGAGCAACTTGGCGAATCTGGTGGAACTGACTTCAACCAAATGGCATTCTCGATCGAGAAAACAACTGTAACTGCTAAGACACGTGCTCTCAAAGCAGAATACACTGTCGAACTCGCTCAAGATCTCAAGGCAATTCACGGTCTTGACGCTGAAGGCGAACTTTCCAACATCCTTTCACAAGAAATTCTTGCTGAAATCAACCGCGAAGTTATCCGTACGATCTACAAAGTTGCTAAGACAGGTGCCGCTTCGACTGCAACTGCTGGTACTTTCGATCTTGACGTTGACTCAAACGGTCGTTGGTCAGTTGAGCGTTTCAAGGGTCTTCTGTTCAACATCGAACGTGACGCTAACGTAATCGCTCAAGACACTCGTCGTGGTAAGGGTAACTTCATTATCTGTTCGTCAGATGTTGCTGCTGCTCTCGCAATGGCAGGTATGCTTGATACAGGTGCTGCACTTGCTGGTTCGCCAACTCTTCAGGTTGATGACACAGGCAATACCTTCGTTGGTACGCTGAACGGTCGTTACAAAGTATTCGTAGATCCTTACTCAGCAAACACTGGCGCTGCATCGCAGTTCTATGTTGTTGGTTATAAGGGTGCCAATGCTTATGACGCTGGTATCTTCTATTGCCCATACGTTCCACTACAAATGGTTCGTGCAATCGATCCTAATACCTTCCAACCAAAAATTGGTTTCAAGACTCGTTACGGGATGATCGCTAACCCATTCGTAACTCAGTCAAACGGTACAACTGACGGTGATACTTTCACTTCCAACCGTAACCAATACTATCGTCGTGTTAAGGTTACTAACCTTATGTAATCGATACCTCTCCATTAGAGAGAGGGTTGCTAAGAAACTGGGGGGAGCAGAAATGCTCTCCCCATTTTCATTATAAATAGTATGAAACAAATGAGGGTAACATGGTATTAAAAACATCACTGGGTGTAACAGAAGCAAACTGGGTTAACCAACAACCCAGCGATCTCGATTATCTTAAACCAAATGGATTTAAATTTCAGGTCCACAATCTACCCAATGTATCATACTTCTGTCAAGCAGCAAACATTCCTGCGATACAACTTGGTTCACCTACATTCCAAACACCATTATCAGATATCCCAGTTCCTGGAGATAAATTGTCATATGGTGACTTAGTAATTCGTTTTCTTGTTCAAGAGAACATGAGCAACTATCTTGAATTATACAACTGGTTGGTTGGTCTTGGATTCCCAGAGTCTAGAGATCAATATATAAACTGGAATGAATCGCAACGTTATAGATTTCCTGCTATCTCAGATAAACGTCTCGGCGCACTAGGCAACTTCTCAGACGCAGACTTCTTCATTCTTGACTCAGACAATAATCCGAATGTTAAAATTACATACTATGATGTGTTCCCAGTTAGTCTTGAGGCATTAGACTTCGACATCAGTTCTGGTAGAGCAGATTACTTGGTTGGTATTGCTGCATTTAAATACCGCCAATATACAGTTGCTGCACTTTAAATTTTATGATTAAAGATCGTATACAGTTTACAGATTCTGCTCTTGAGCATTTTCGTAATGTCTCTGTCTCCAATAATGCACTTGGTGTGCGTCTGTCCCTTGCAGGTGGTGGGTGTGCTGGATTTAGTTACAAGTGGGATCTTGTAAAAAATTCTGACGAACTTGTTGAAGATGATTTCCCACAGGAGTATAATGATTGGACCTTCTGGTTAGATAGACCATCGGAACTCTATCTTATTGGTAGTACAGTAAACAAAAAAGTGGACATCATTGGTAGCGTCATCGAGATACAAGCACCTCTTGCATCAAGCAGTTGTGGTTGTGGAGAAAGTATCAATTTTAATCTTTAAAAAATCATTGACTTTCGAGTCAAATCGTAGTATAGTTATATTATTTTTCTATTGAGGGCATTATGAAACTATCTGAAATTCAAGAGTCATGGACTAAAGACTGTAAAATCGACCAATTAAATCTTGGTCCAGAATCAACAAAAACTCCAGAGTTGCATTCTAAATATCTTAACATACTATCAAATTCTAAACTGCAGTTACGCAAGGCAGAGGCAGATTATTATCGCTTGCGCAGAACTAAGATCAAGTATTATCGCGGAGAACTTACTCGCGAGGAACTTGAAGAACATGGGTGGAATCAATACCAAGGTCTCAAACCACTAAAGAATGAGATGGAAGATGTTCTTCAGTGTGATGAAGAGATGATCAAGCAGCAAGACAAGATTGATTATATCAAAGCAGTCCTATACCAATTAGAACAGATTCTGCGGTCACTAAATAGTAGGACATGGGATATTAAGTCCGCAATTGAGTGGACCAAATTTACAAATGGATTAATGTGACCGAACTAACCATCACTAAAAAAGATGAAGTGTATCTGAATGTGGAATGCGATCCTAGTATTTCACAGGAACTATTAGAGTATTTTACGTTTGATGTTCCAGGTGCAAAATTTATGCCCACCTACCGTGCTAAGTTATGGGATGGCAAGGCAAGGTTGTTTAACATGTGGACTAAAGAACTATACGTAGGACTTCTTCCATATCTCAGAGAATTTTGTCAGCGTAATGAATATGAGATGGACGTTCAGATCGAACGTATCGGTGATCCTATAACATATGAAGAACTGGTTGAATATGCCGACTCGCTGAATCTCCACTCACAAGGCAATCCGATCGAAGCGAGAGACTACCAGTTGGACGCTGTCAAGTATGCTATTCGGATCGGCAGAACTCTGCTGCTGTCACCAACTGCATCAGGTAAGTCACTGATCATTTATCTGTTGATGCGCTACCATCAAAAGTTTGGGCGCAAACAATTAATTATTGTTCCAACTACATCTCTGGTTGAACAAATGTATAAGGACTTTCAAGATTATGCCTCGGAAACAGACTGGAAAGCAAGTTACAATTGTGCGAGAATCTATTCAGGGTTCGAGAAGTCGAATGAGTATCCCATTACGATTTCAACATGGCAGTCAATCTACAAATTGCCTAAAAAGTTTTTTGATGAGTTTGATGTTATATATGGGGACGAAGCGCATCTTTTCAAAGCGAAATCGCTAACATCAATTTTCAATAAATGCACCAAGACTAAGTTCCGGATCGGAACAACGGGAACTCTTGATGGAACTAAGACTCATAAGTTAATCCTCGAGGGATTGTTTGGTAAGGTGCATAAGGTTATCTCGACCAAAGAATTAATGGAGCAGGGATCTGTTGCCGATCTAGACATAACTTGCATCGTATTGGATTATACTGATGAAGAAAAGAAGGCGCTAACTAAGTATACCTATCAGGAAGAAATGGACTGGTTGGTAACACACCAAAAGCGCAACAACATAATCAAGAATCTGGCAACCACCCAGAAGGGTAACACGTTAGTGCTATTCCAGTTTGTTGAGAAACATGGTGCAGTTTTGTATGACTTGATCAATGAGAAGATCGGAAAGTCTCGCCGAGTTTTCTTCGTTCATGGTGGAACTGACACTCAACAGCGCGAGAAGGTTCGTGAGATTGCCGAGAAAGAAAAAGATGCAGTTATCATCGCATCGTATGGCACCTTTTCAACGGGAATAAATATAAGGAATCTGCATAATGTCATCTTCGCTTCTCCGTCGAAATCTAGAGTAAGAAATCTCCAGTCGATTGGTAGAGGGTTACGTAAGGGAGATGACAAAACTTCCTGTCGTCTTTTTGATATAGGTGATGACTTGTCTTGGAAGAGCAGAAAAAATTATACTCTACTACACATGATAGAGAGAATTAAGTTATATAATGAAGAAGGTTTTAAATACAAACTCGTGAGGATATCTACTGATGGAACCTCCAAAGGTACTTAAATTTAAAAATGGCGACCTAGTAATCGCATCGATAAGAGATAGTGATACCAATGCATTATTCTGGTTGGATAATCCCGTTGCAGTAATTCCCTATCCTGTCTTCCAAGAAGATGTTGTCGGGGAAACGTTTCTTTTGAAACCATGGATTGGTATTACTACAGAGAAGACTTTCCTAATACCCAAATCTGAAATAATTACTATCTGTCTTTTGAGAGAGAATCTCCTCGCAAAGTATGAGAGATATATCTCCGGAGAAGTAAAGTTCCCCGAGGAAACTCAAGAGGAAAATACAGACATGGATATGTTGCACTCCCGAATACTCAGAAGCAGGAACCTACTCAATTAAGCAGTAGTAAAGCTATTATTCATCATACTCGACATAGTCATTATACCTCGAAACCCGAGTGTTGTCAAGCCTTTATCGTGAAATAATAGTAAAAAAAAAATCATTGACTAATAGGAAAAAGTATAGTATAACGGTATGTATAGATGGAGTTATAAATGACTGAAATACCAGAAAAGAATGTAAAAAAACCATTCAAGAAAAACAAAAAGAACAATGTCCATTATGTTGACAATTCTAAATTCTTGGAGGAGATTACGAAATACAGAGATAGTGTGCTTGCTGCGAAAGAAGCAGGAACAATTAAACCAAGAGTGCCAAATTATCTGGGTGAGTGCTTTCTAAAAATTGCGAATCACTTGGCATATAAGAGCAACTTCATCAACTACACATATCGAGAAGAAATGGTTTCGGATGGTATTGAAAATTGTATTACTTACATCGATAACTTTAATCCTGAAAAATCTAAGAATCCCTTCGCGTACTTCACACAGATAACATACTATGCTTTCCTTCGTCGTATCGCGAAAGAGAAACGCCAACAGCAAACGAAGTATCGATACATGCGAAACATTGATGTTCACGACTTGATAACTCAGGACCATGACACAGGTGACTATGGCAATGAGTTTATTGACTATGTTAAGAAGCAGATGGACATGATTGATGATTTTGACAAACCTGCCTCAGCAAAGGTCAGCAATATACCAAAGCGTCGACCAAAATATTTAGACCAAAAAATCATTGACAATTCCCTTGATATAGAGTAGAATGGATTTATTAAAGATTGTTAAAGGAGTTGTTTATGACTGAAGTAAAAACTAACAAGTACGTTGCATGGTTCACTGAAAACTGGTTTACCGCATTTTTCTTTCTTGCGTTCGCATTGATTATCGCGGCAGTATCCAGTAATATTAGCAACCATCGGAATGGTGTTCAAGGTGTGTCTAAACAGAACGCAGGATGTATCTATCTCGAGTCAAGTGATCTCGGTGAAGGTCAACACTACATGATCTGTGATGGTCAAATTGTTCTTAAGCGCCTCGCAGAAGAAGGTGACGCAGAACCAACGACTGAAGAAAAGTTGGAAGAAGTAGTTCCTACTGCACCTGCAAAGTAATTAGAAAGTTCTAGTATGAAGGTTGCGTTGATCACAGACACTCACTTCGGTGCTAGGTCAGATTCTATTCCGTTCGATAACTTCTTCGCGAAGTTTTATACTGAGGTGTTTTTCCCTCACCTTGAACAAGCAGGAATCAAAACTATTATTCATCTTGGTGATGTTTTTGATCGACGTAAGTTTATCAATTATAATACACTAAAAAAATGTCGTGAGTATTTCTTCGATAAGACACGAGATCTTGGTATCGATGTGCACATGATCGCAGGAAACCACGATACTTTCTTCAAGAATACTAACGATGTAAACTCACTGGACCTTCTGCTCCGTGAGTATGAAAACATTATTACATATTCTGACGCAGAGGAAATTAAAATAGACGGAAAGAATCTATTGCTCGTGCCATGGATTTGTTCTGGTAATTATGCAGAAACCATGGAGGTTGTAGATAAAAGTAATGCACAAGCAGTATTCGGACACTTTGAATTTTCAGGTTTTGAAATGTATCGTGGGCATAAAAATGATCACGGAATGGGCACTGAACGTTTTGATAGATTTCCTCTCGTTTGTTCTGGTCATTTTCACCATCGCAGTCGGACTGGTAACATTCTGTATCTTGGTAATACCTATGAGTTTACTTGGTCTGACTATAATGACCCTAGAGGGTATCACTTATATGACACGGAAACTAACGAGGTAGAATTCTTTGAGAACCCATTTCAAATCTTCCATAAAATCTATTATGATGATACTACTAGCGATCCTAATAGTATGGACCTTGGACCAATTGTTGGTAGTTGTGTAAGATTAGTCGTAGTCAAGAAGACAGACTTCTATAAGTTTGATCGCTTCGTTGATAAATTATATGACTGCGATCTGATCGAACTAAAGATAATTGAAGACTTCTCTGAGTTCGAGGCAGATGTAATTGAGGAAGATAAGATGGATGTTGAAGATACGATGACCGTACTATCCGATTTTGTTGACACTGTTAGCACCGACCTCGACAAAGATAAAATTAAAAACATGTTAAGAACTTTGTATATTGAGGCACAGCACGTTTCTGTATGATAATTTTTAAAACTATACGTTGGAAGAATTTACTTTCAACAGGTAATGCTTTCACTGAAATTAAACTCAACCGTTCGCCCAGCACTTTGATTGTTGGTGAGAATGGTGGTGGTAAATCCACGCTGCTCGATGCTCTCTGCTTCGGATTGTTCGGTAAACCATTTCGTAGCATCAATAAACCACAACTGTTAAATTCTATCAACAAGAAAAACCTTCTAGTTGAAATTGAGTTTGACATTGGCGGTAAAGATTATAAGATTGTTCG